GCAGGTGCTCGGACATGAGCCGACCGATCCGCCGTACCTGCTCCACATGCGGGCGTGGGTCAACGGCATCGAGAAGATTACGGTAGTGCCCTCGACGTTGCCCGATGACACGCCGATCCCAGCAACGCATGAGCCTGACTATCCACAGGCGTGGAAGCGTGGCTGGAACGTGGACGGGTACACCTTCGAGGTGCTCGATGACGCCGATCCTCAAGAGGTACGGGTTGCCCAAGCGGTGCGGGACTTTGGGTTGCTGACTTCCCACCGTGACCATCTCTACGCCATCTCCATCGGGATGGATTGGGACGGGTTCACTACTGGGATCGTTGCACCAGAGGCAGACACACTCGCACTCGATGGCGCAGGGATAGAGGCCATCGAGCTACAGGCCAAGGGGCAGAAGGATTTCCGCCCAAAGGACCAGGGGGGAATGCGATCGTGGCGGAAGCGTCGAGGTTGCGGAGCGGTGGGTTGGGGGTTAGAGGTGGGGGCGTGATTGGCTCTAACTTCGTGTCGAGCCATTCACTTTGGAAAGGTGGTGCTTAGTATTACTAGTGTGGTAAGATAAGACCTGAAGTCGAGGGGTACATTGCCTCTCGCAACACGTACCATTAGGAGGTACCACATGAGCACTATCGCTCAAACATTGAAGGCCCTCCAGCCTACCGCTACCAAGGTGGCGGACATTCCGGCAGAGCTCACGATCACGGTCGTCGAAGCAGCCGGACAAGCCCGGTCCAAGTTCGTCGGCTTCCTCGATGACGCACACTCGCTGCAGGTTTCGATCTATCTTCCCGAAGGTATGTCGTTTCCCAAGGACGGGTACACGCTGGTCGTCGGTGATGTCAGCTCCAAGACAACTCCATTCAACGTGGAACAGTCGGAGCAACGGACCCGCAAGGGATCGGCCAAGCTGGTCTGGGGCGACCTGAAAGACTCCGACTCGTTCGGGGCTGCAGTGTTCGCTCCGCCACGGGCAAGCCTGACTTCGGTCACCGCTGTCCTGTAGGTGGTGAGAGGGCATCGGCTTAACGGTCGGTGCCCTCGACTCCATCCACAAGCAACCAAGGAGCACACGTGGGATACATCAAGGATCAGGCACAGCGAGTCGAAGCGACCGCCGACCAGCTGGAGCGACACATCGAGCAATTCGCCATCGACTTCAGGCTGTCCATCCCTGCCGTGGACATCGAGGAGGAGGCACACGATGTCCTCTACTGTGCTCGCAAGATCACCCCAGCACAGCAACGACTCCTCGACGGGCTGGAGATCGTCCGGCAACAGGTGCAACACATCGGGTGGGCGGAACTGTCACGGATGCGAACCGTCGTCGCTGCCGACAAGCGCATCAGCTGACATCGAGGGGGACCAGGGGGGAACCCGATCCGGCGCAGACGCCAAGCCATCCATGCTTCGGAGCATTTCTCGCCGTTGGCTTACGAACCCACCTCAAAGTCTCCCACCAACTACGGTGACGACCCACCCACCCACAACCCACGGCACACACAAGGCGAGAAGAAATGCTAGACAGTGGCGAGGGACGAGCCACACGACTTCCTCCGGGCATAGGTCCCCCTATGCCACCAAGCAAACGAATCGCCTTGGCGATACCAATAGTCTCTATGTCATGACGCAGCGTCATTACATAGGAACAACACGATCACCGTCTGACGGTGAACCAATCATTCAGCAACGTGACCATGGTCACCAGAACGACAAGGAGTCCACGGTCCTTGACTAGGGGGTATGTCAACATGGTTGTCCATTGATATAACTACGTAGTGCTTTTATCGTTGTTTGTTGAGGTTTTGAGGTGGATTGGGGGGTGTTTGTTGAGTGGTTTCGGACATGCTTACCCTTTAGAGGGGTATTTGCACCGTTTGCGCCGTTCGGTGGAGCCTCAAGGCTTGATAGTCAGTCGTTTCGGGCTACCAGAAGTGGCTTGAGGTCTTGGGGGGGCTTGTGGTGGGGTGGTGGTCTGTTATACTCCGAGGGTCGGTGTGATACCTACAACCTTAGCGTCATCTTCGGTGGTCCGCAAGGTCATGTGGAAGCCCTCTCCTTCGGGAGGGGGTTTCTGCTATGGTTGAGGCAAGTCAATACCATGCCTCTATCCAAAAGGCAGCTCCTTGAACAGCAGGTATTGGCGTACGTAAGAGAAGGTCCCGCTTCACGGTGGGGCTTTCTCTTGTTATGGTTCCCACATGAAGCGAGGACGTATGTGTGAATCGTGTGGAGATATTGTGAGACATATGGCATGGCGGCAGCTCGCTCTTGATGATTCCCATACCGTGAGGTACACGGCTTGTGAGTGTCAGTGCGGGTACACGCTGTTGGCTGTTGTGGTGGAGGTCACTGTTGACGTCGATAGTTGATCGGGCCTGTCTCGAGTGCAATAAGCGGTTCCCTGATCATGCTGCAGCGTCGAAGCGGTATTGCAATCAGCAGTGCCGGAACAAGGCACGTAACAAGAGGGCTCGTGACAAGAAGCTTCTCATAGCTGCCGAGGTGGTGGGTTGGGTACCCAAGGATGAGACTCAGGGCACGACGTACAAGATTTTGATGGATACGGGTTTGATGGATCAGATCCTTGAGGGGACGATCACTGCTACTGCAGCTGCCGTGATGATTGGTAAGACGTTGGCTGCCGTGTCGAGGGCTGTGGGTCAGCGCCGTATTGAATTGCAAAAGTCTGTCGAGGCTTCCGCATGGGTTATGGAGCCGGTATATGCGGCGATGCTTCCTGTTGCTGAGATCAAGCAACTGCGGTCGATGGAGCCAGATGATGATTCGCCCCTTCAACGCATCCTGTTGGATACTGTTGAGGGGGCGTTCTGGTCGTTCGAGCATGAGTTCATAACGATCGGATACGAGCAACAGAAATTTGTGGTGATGCCGTTCCACAGGGAGATCATCCACGAAATCGTCAGGACATTCATTTGGGGTTTGAAGGTGTTGGTGTTGACACCACCAAGGCATGGAAAGTCTGAACTGGTGATCCGGTTCTGTTGTTGGATCATCATCATGTATCCCAACATTCAGATCATATGGGTCGCTGCCAACACGGACCTTGCAGGTGGGATGACAACGAAACTGAAAGGAATTTTTGAGTCGTCCCGCAAGCTACGCAAAGCGTTCCTGCCACCCAACATGCGTTTCGGTGACAAGGGTTGTGTGAAGTGGTCTGAGAATGCGTTCACGCTCTACACCCGTACCGACCACACCCTCACCTCCCCGACGTTTGTGGGTCTCGGTTCGACATCGACCATTGCAGGACGTAACGCCGACTTTGTTGGGATCGATGACCTTGAGGAACGTAAGACGGTGAACACGGCAGACCTCCGGTTCAAGTCTCGTGAGAAGCACGCTGAGATCATGGAACGCCAGGAGGAACATACAGGGGTTGTGACGATTGCCAGTCGTCAACATCCTGATGACATCCCGAATCATCTCATGGATCAAGAAGGTAGTCAGGCATGGAAGGTGCTGGTGTACCCCGCCCATGATGAAATCGGATGTGACAAGGACCCTGAAGATGTCGAGGTTCACATCGACTGCATGTTGATGCCCACTGTCAGGTCATATGAATGGTTGATGGCTGCCCAAAACGAACCTGAAGCATTGGGCCTCCCCGGTAGGTTCCAACTCCGTTACCTGCAGAAGGCTGTCCCTGTTGAGGGAATCATTTTTGACATGACGATCATCAAGGACAAGTGTTTAGACCCGTCGAGGGGTATCGGGATGGAGGAGCTCCCGGCCATGCACCTCGTTGCTGGCCTCGACCCAGCTCCTCGAGGGGTACAAGCATCATTCTGTTGGGGTTGGGATGGCACCACGTTGCACATGATCGACCTCGAAACGGAGAAGGCAGGCGGTGTCACAGGGGCACAGAAAGTGATGGAGAAATGGGACGACGCCTACGGGTTGAAAGATTGGTTCCATGAGGACAACTCTGGTCAAATCGACGCATGGGAAGAAGTCGAAGTTTTCCAGAAAATGATCCTCGACCGTAGCTTGAACGTGATGCCTCATACAACAGGGAAAAACAAGCAACATCCTGAGTTCGGTATTTCAGCCATGGCAACGTGGTACCACGCCGGACGTATCTCGTTGCCGTTCGGTACACACGAAGCTCGGCACAAGACAAAGCAGCTGTTACGCCAATTGGAGTTGTGGACAACAGATGGAGTGACGAAACGAGGAGCGAAAACGGACATCAAGATGGCACACTGGTTCCCGTTCCCAACGATCCAGAAATGGGCGAAGTCTGCAAAGAAGCCGATCAAGCTATTACTCGTATCAGATCAGTCTTACCCTACGCTTGACAGCAACGAGCCATCGTGGGGTTCCACCCCGTACCCAGGAGCGTGACATGAAAGAGCTGTGGACACCAACTGAAACTCATGAGCGTCGGGTTATGCCCACAGAACGCAAGAAGGAGGGTGGCACCACTTTTGATGACGAACTCGAAACGGTTGAGGCAGTGGCGAAACGATATGCTGTAGAAACCAAGAAGCTCCTCGAGCACTTGAACCAGCGACCTGACCATGTTGTATATGTCGGGACAGCTGAGGAACGAGACAAGATGCGTGCAGTGTTCAACGACTGGAAACGGAAGGGTGCCCTGCTCCGCAATCCGAATATCCGTATCGACTACGGTGTGGCCGAAGGGGCAATCAGGATTGGTGATGGTCGATGAAAACGGTTGAAGAAATCATTGAGAGGGCAGACGTCCTCAAGCGCATGTCGCAGGGTGGCGATCGTGAACGCATCCGGGCAGTGATGAACGGTGGGGCTCAGGGGGTCCAAGCGGTGCTACGTCGAGGTGGTCCCGGTTCCCCACTCCGGCAATCAGGCGTAGGGACCGGCAAAGGATCAGACACAAGTTTTGGTGTTGATCTCCCTACAGCGAACATCATGTGGTCTGCATTGGAACGCCTTGCACAGCGTATCGGTAGGGCACCGACCCTCAAGACTGACATGATCCCGACCAAGGACACAGAGCCGGCAAGGCTGCGTGCAGAGAAGCGTGGACGTATCGTGACTGGTTGGGATGACATTGCTCGCATGGAGATGCAATATCCGCAGATCGGTCGCTGGCTCCCCGGTTACGGTTTCGTGTTTCATGCAATCCGTGAACGTGAGTTTGGTGGCACTCCGTATCCGGTTGCTGAGATGCGTGACCCTTACGATGTGTATCCCGGCATGTGGGGTCCCGATCAGCAACCCAAAGAGGTAGCTGTCTACCGGAACCTTTCGTACAAGGAATTGAAAGAGGCCTACCCGTTGCAGGGTGAGGTGATGGATGCCAAGCGAAGTGCGTTGACGACTCGAGCAGCGTTACCGATCCTTGGGCAACTCGGATCGTGGGAGGGGAACCCGAACAACCCTGTCACCCTCATCGAGTACTACTGCAACGACGGCACCTTCATGGTGTGTCCCGACCTCCAGATGCAGATGGGTTACATACCCAACCCGCTGTCATCGGGCCCTGCCTTCGTGATGACGAAACGGTTCTCATTCGATCAGCTCCAAAGTCAATTCCATCATGTGTTCGGTCTGATGGCGATGATGGCGAAGCTCAACATCTTGGGCCTCATCGGCATCGAAGATGCGACGTTCCGTGAAACCAACATCTTCGGTGAGATGGTTGGCGACACCTACGAACGTGGCCGCAAAGCTGTCAACGAATTCGAGCCAGGGGCAAGAGTCGAGAAGCCGACATCGGATCAACTGAACCAGACATGGCAAGCCATCAACATTCTGGAACGCCAGTTCAGGGTCGTTGCTGGTTACGACGTTGCCCAAGACGGCCAGTCACCCAACTCGTTTGCCACAGGCGAGGGGATCAAGGAACTCGGATCGTCTGCCAACCTCAATGTCCAAGAATATCAGACGGCCATCCGTCACTCCATGGAACTCATCG